ATTCTTTCCATCAACCTCCCCAGTTTCACGATTGACGACGGCATACCATCCCACCTTTGGTTTAGCCACGTAACCGCCTTCAATGGCAATGTCAAGCAAACCACTCCAACGATTAATACCACCCTCATAGCTAACGGTAATTGGAACCTTAGATTTTTCACGAACGTAACGGGATTTCTCAATATTGATGACAAAATGGTACCCTTGTATCTCTGTTCCATCTTTATCCTGCTGCCTTCCTAGAATCCAAATATTGTCTGCGCCATAGTATGCACCAGTACCACCACCAACGATATCTTTAGGGAACATACCAATTTCTTTGTAAGTATGATTAACCGCCACAAGTGGAATATCCTTCAATGTAAGGTGAGGAGTGATCATTCTGAATAAAGACTTCAACTGCTTTGCACGAGACATATCAGCAACTGACTTCTCGTTCATAGCATCCTCAACTTCTTTCTTAGAAGCAAGGTTACCAATAGAATCAATAACAACCAGAACTCTATCTTCTCGAGAAAGTTCTTTTAATTGTTTCATAATATCAAACTTCAATTCTTCAACGTCAGTAATTGGCGTATGAACAACAGAGTCTAATGGAATATTAAACTTATTGAAGTATGACTGTGGTGTACCAAATTCTGAATCATAAAATAGAATAACACCATCAGGATATTTCTTCAAGTAGGAACTGGCAAGTAAAAGAGCAAATCCAGTCTTGAAGTGCTTTGATGGTCCAGCAAGCATCGTAAGACCCGGAGTAATACCACCATCAATAGATCCAGATAATGCCACATTAATCATAGGCACTGGTGTTGGAATCATATCCTTTTTGGTATAAACCTTACTATCAGTTAAGGTTGATGTAAGATCAATTGTAGAATTCTTAATCAAACGTTCTTTAAGCGACATAAAACCTCCAATACTATTTCATATAGTATAACTTAAACACAACAAAAAATCAACTTTTAATATAAGCATCCATCTTCTTTATGAAAGAGTCAATCTGTTTAACACGATCGGCTCCAGCCCATTTAATAATATCTTTATCTGGGTTTTTCTTTAGATTCAGAAGAAGCGGCATAACCATTTTCCTTAGACCCTCGAGTTTTACCTGAGTGGTTCCTAGTTGATCTTGTAATTCTAATTCTCCTGCCTTTAATTCGTCTTCAGATGTAAATCCAAAGTCAAATTCGAAATCATCTTCTGGTGTATCGGTCATGAAAAGAATTCCTCTAAGTTTGAATGTTTCTCCGTAGCCCAACCAATTACTTCAGTAATAGATTTGAGCGGTTCTAGAAATGATTTATTAAATTGCATTTCTCTGTCAATATACTTATCGATAAATTCAAGTTCCTTTGGTAATTCATCAGGAACTGCAACAACAGATTCCTGCACAGGATTAGGAACCTTTAGATAAGCGAAACGAATCTTATCACCGTCTTGGATTGTAGGAATACTAGTAATTCCATGCTTCTTCAATAGATTATTAAAGATTAATGCACCCTTGACGTGAATTGGAGTTCCCTTATCATATATCTGGTTTCTATTTTTAGAATACTTTGCTAGATATTTTACGCCTCTTGGAAATGCAACATCTTCAAACGGCAACGAAATAAATTCTTCGCGGAAATCTTGAATGAACTTTTGTAATTCGTCCTGAGTTCCGTTCATAATAATTCCTAGAGCTTTTTTAATGTTTTCTCTACACGCCTTTGGAGTGCTCGAACGTACCGCTTCAATACCTTGGAGCTTGAGTTTGGGTTCAGAATACTGTACGCCCTCAACATTCCAAGCGTTGAGAATATACATTTTCTTGCCACGCCAAATACCTTTGTTCGCAATTGTTTCCCTCTTCATTTTCATTTTTTGCTGATACGCATTCATATATACAGCAAGTTCTTCGTAACAATTATCTAGATAAGGCTGAATTTTTTGTTCGCAGAATTTATCTATAGCAACGACAATATCTAATTCGTTATCAGTATCTAGGTGAGCTACCAAATGATCCATTTCAACGTAAATAGAATCTGTATCAGATGCGATAACATAATCTCTATCTGCCACATTATGATTATTAAGAATTTTGTTCATAAATTCGTTCATCTTCTTTTCGATCCAACGAATTGATAATTGACCAGACATTGTAATTGCTTCTGCATGATCGAAGTTAAACCAACGGAACCACTGATTAGCCATTGCACCATAAGCAGAGTTTAGCTGAATCTTTTTAGCCATCTGCATATTATGATAACGAGCAACTAACTTTTCATCTTCAGAGTTAGGTTTATTCTCATAACGTTGTTTGGCCTCAAGCATTAATTTCTTATACTTGGTGCGATCGTTATACATCTTCTCCATAAGAGCAGGTAAGAAACCTTGTCTATCTTTGTTATACAAACAACCATTAGCAGCAATGGCAAAATCGCCTTCTGGTTGTTTTACATCACCAGACAATAATTTGTCTACTGTCGGATAATTTTGCATCTTTCCTGTAAATGTCTCTGGACTAATATTATACTGCATAATCAAATGAGGATATAGACTGTTTAAGTCAAACGAAACAACCCACTTACTCAAACCAATCTTCGGTTCCTTAACGTGACCGCCAATAAGAGCTCCATCCATCTGTTGCTTCTTCATTGGTGGAATAACAATTCCCTGTTCAAGAAGATAGTTATGAATAATAATATCCCATGGACGCACAGTCGTCATAACGTCAGGGTAATTAACCTTGGCGTCATAAGCAATGGCCATAGATTGTTCTAGGAATTTTAATTTATCATCTAGACGATCAACCAGAACACAATCGTGAATGTTATATTCAATAAACTTTTGGTGATTATTTTTGTATAACTCGAGTAGGTTACCATACTCAGAGTAGTCAATCTTCTTTTCGCCCAGTTCCACTTGCGCGATAAAATCCAGCTTATAAGATTCTTGATTACCAAACATGAACTTACGATATAACTGGTAATAATCAAGAACGGAGATACCAGCTGGATTAAAACTCTGATTTTCTTTTCCTCTGAACTCGACAATCTTTTCGTCGAGAATACGCCATGGAGATAGACGACGAGCTTCAGTATCGTTAAATAGGTTGCGAATGCGATTAACAATATACGGAATATCAAAGAACTCAATGTTCCACCCTGTAACAATATCGATATCTAAATTTTCCCAACACTCTAGAAACTTCTGTATGAGTTCATACTCATCTTTACATTTCATATAATATGTATTTACGTCATCAGTCTCAAAATCACCACAACCGAAAACAAAATTACGATTCCTACTTCGAAGAGTGATCGCAGTAAGAGGCTTATCAGCCCTTTGAATATCTGGGAAACCTTCATCAGCGGCGCACTCGATATCTATTGTCGCAATGTTAACAAGTTTAGGGTCGTAATCAATATCACCTTTGTAATTATCAAAAATATACAAATACAAAAATGTTGTTAGACCATAAATCTCCATATTTGATACATCTTCATACCGAGAAATAAAATCTCTCGCATCAGAAACAGAATCAAAATCGATCTTACTTACAGGTTTACCATCTAATGTTTTATATTTACCATTTGCTTTGGGAATGAACAAATATGGTGTGTAATTAACAACATCTTTGAACCTTAATCCTTTATCAAAACCTCTGACATAAATTCTATTACCTCTTAAATACACGTTTGTATAAAAAGCCATATAACCTCCAATAAACGCTATCCGGTCGAAATGACCCACAGATGCTAATCATTAAGTATAATATATTTTTGGAAAAAGTCAATATTTTTTGAGTATTAGCTTATTATGCACGCCATGCACATTGGAAATGCATAGCATCGGTATCACCATTGATACCTCTCCACCAAATACCGTGTTTCATTAAAATATCACAGAACTCTCTGTTGATCATGCCTTCTGCCCACTTCTTAGGAAATGGATTTCTAGCAGGATCCATATCAATAGCAATACCATATGCGTGAACTGACAATCTTGATCCGCCACGCATTAGACGATAATTGAATGTACCGCCTGAAATATCAAGATGTAGTTCTTTAATCTCTTGTGGTGTAAAGTGTTCTTTAACTTCTGTATAAGCTGCGGTATAAACATCTACAACTTTCTTGTGTAGAAGCATTGTCTTTAGTGGTGTTCTCTTACCATCTGAATAAAAGATTGGATAAGGTGGAGTCCACTTAACAATGTTCTCTGCATACCACTTACGGCTTACCTGACCGTTACTACCACGAGGATCACCAAAGAACTTATTAAGGTTCACTGTGTCTTCGTGTGGAAATAATTCTTTGCATTTTAATGATGTAGTTAAAAAAGACATATTATATTTCCTCTTGTTTTTCTTGTTCGAAATTCATAAAAATATTAAATTTCAAATGACCATAAAAATTAATAAAAGTTAATCTAGAATTTACACCTTCGCCAAATCCTCCAAGAGAAGTATGCATGTAATCTCCTCTATACATTACTAATCGATTAAAAACATTTTCTACAGTTATTTCTTTTCCTGGTTTAAAAATTTTAGTTCCAAATTTTGGATCTGCCTCTGGACTAAGGTATAAAACGGATGCGAAATTACAGATATCGTTATGTATCCAACTTTCGTTAAAAACGTTTTTTTCTTCCATTATATGAAAATAAGAATTACATTTCCAATTAAATCGGAAATTATAATTTCCATGAGTTCTGTATGGGGGTTGATCTTGTAAAATACATTTAGTCAAAAGTTCTTCATTTATTTTATTGATATAATCAATATCTTGGTCACGAATTACTTTAGTTCTATAACCATTCCAATATACTTTGTCGCAAATAGAATCATAATGTTCTTCTAAATCATAAAAATTTTGTTTACGAGCAAAATCTACTAATTCGTATGGATTTTCTAATGCATTATCAACAACTACAATATCTTTTATCACATCAAACTCCTAATAAAAAAGGAGGGATTTTTGTCCCTCCCTTTATTTAGATACTATTTAATGTCTACTTTCTTTGGTTTCTTCTCTTCTGGAACAACGTTCTCTAAGAAGATCTTTAGCATACCATTAATATATTCAGCATTTTTCACTTCAACTGTATCAGCAAGGGTAAACTTACGAGTGAATACTCGGTCAGCAATTCCCTTCCAAAGATATTGCACTGGATTAGTAACTGGATCAATTTCATCTACTGTGAATCCACCCTTTACAACAAGAGTGTTATTAGTCAATTCGATATCTAGATTGTGTTTACCAAAACCAGCTAAGGCCAATTCAATGGCATAGTTGTTGTCATCAATTTTTACGATGTTATATGGAGGCCAGTTTGGTGAATTGTTTAAAATTGTTTTATTATAGGTGTCATTAACATTAGTAAGAGTGTCGAGCACCTTATCAAAACCTACAAAATGCTTGTTTAGATTGGACAAACTAAAAACATCATTAGTCATTTATATTCTCCTTTTATAGCGAGATTAAAAACACGTTCCTTACGGCAACGCTATACATTATATAATAAGTTTGAGGGGAAAGTCAAGCCCTCCCCTCAAATATTTTTTTGTTATGCTAGAAGTGCTGTACCCTCTTTACCGAGAAGGGCATGAACACGTCCTAGAATCTGAAGAACAACGCCGAACACGCCAAGAGCCATCCAGCCGAAGAACACGAAGCCCCAGTGAAGCGGAGCAACGAAAAGCTCTTCCATGAACCAGAAAGTATGACCCCATTCGTT